CGACTCCAGCCCTTCGATGATGTAAGCGGTCACTCTCTCGATAGGGTGACTGAACGCCCAGTCGGTCAGAAGCCGCGTCAGTTCGCGCGAGCGGTAGACCGCCTTGCGGTGCAGCAGGGCGTGTAGCTCGTATTCGATGTCGCTAAATTCAATCGACATGAACGCGCCGACGAATTGCCCGTCGATGCGCGCGGAAAGGTAAGTGACGGCAGGGTGGTGGATCGGCGCAGCCGGGCGGTCGTCATGACCGACGCGCAGGATGTACGGGTCTGAATACACCGCCGTCAGATCCCGAGGGGTAATGCCTTCTGTCACGGAAAGTCCGGTCATGTCCCACCTGCTAGGACGGACCGCCGGAAGTCCAGCTTGCTCGGCTGACAAAATCATATCATGAAATCTCGCGGCCCGAGACTCTGATCACGACCGCGCTCGCGACCGTGCAGATACCGGATAGCTTCTCACTCGGTCGCAGCACCTGCCCGACGATCTCGGGACATGAATACGACTCGCCGGGCGATAGGTAGTGATTTGACACCATCGCATTCGACGCCGATGCGCTGCCGGAAACCGGCACGATCTGAAGCGTCACATTGGCGCCTGCGCCGCCCGAGTTGGTTATGGTGACAGCATCAATAATTGCCTTCACACCGACCGCGATGTACTGATCAGTCTGGACGTTTTCGAGGTACTTCGACCCGACCAGAACGGTTGTGGTTGTAGCCATTACTGCTGCACCTGAAGGATTGAAGCATGCGCGCTCGGAGCCGCTGGGAAGTTGGCGGTGGCTGCCACCGTTGAGAGGCTGACGTTAAGCCCGCCCAGCACGCCGAAGCCGATTTCCAAATAATCATTAGCGGCCAGCGAGAAAAACTCGTTAAGCGTGATCTGCGTATAACCGCCGTTGATGTCGATCGACTGGTAGTAGGAGCTGTTGGCTACGTCGGTGCCGTTTTTCTTGAAGAACGCCACAACGTCACGCTGGGCGGCCACGGTGCAGGAGAACTGCAGTTCCACACTGACGTTGTACAGCCCCGAAGCAGGCACCACCAGCCTGCTAGTCGGCGAGCCGATCACCACGCCGTTGCTGATTTCTGTGTTGTCCCAGGTGACGAGATATTCATCACCAGCGACCGCAGGCGTCTGCGTCGTCGTCTTGGTGAACTCGCCGTAAAACTGCTGCATCTCAATGATTGGCCGCACCATCACCTGGCCGGATGTGACCGAGGCGAACAGCACCGCAGCGACTGAGATCACGTTATCCGGCGCGGTTGGCTTGGAATTGGTCAGCTTGCCGGAGTAAGTCGGCGACGCCCAGAGCAGATTGCCGTTTGTCCACGTCTCGCCAACCGCTGAGCCTGAAGTATCAATTCCAATGACCCGGCCGTACAGCGTGACATAGCCAGCCGCATTCGGCAGCAGATCCTCTGTCGCCAGGCCGATGAAGTACAAAGTATCGGCAGAACCGTCTGCCAGGTAGGGCGCGACCTTGATGCGGGTGGAACCGTTGACGCCCGAGAACCCGACAGCGGTGCCCTTCGGTATCAGGGTGGGCGTTCCGTTGACAACGATCATGCGAATGACCGTGCCTTCGCGCTCCTGAATCATCTGCACCTGAGCCAGCGCGGAGTTAGCGCTCGCCTGCGCGCTATCGGCCGCGTTGGTGATTTCTTCAATGGTCGAAGGCGCGGCGGCGTCGGCAGTCTCGAACAGACCCTCGAATGCCTTGATCTGTTCCTGATTCTTCAAAAACGTCGCGAGCTGGTCGCGCGTCAGCTTGAGGGTTTTGGTTGCCATCAGTAGTTGAGCGGCTCGAGCGCAGCCTCGAGGCGTGCGATTGAGATATGCGCGTCGCTATCACCGCGAAAGCGCTGGATGCGCCAGTTGCGCATGTGTCCCTGCTGGAACCAGACGAGGCGCTTTGAGGTATTACCAAAGCCGCCCGCGCTGATGGTCTTGTCTTGGCTCCAATTGATGCCGTCAACCGAGTAGCTGGTCGAGATGGGCGGATTCTTATTCACCGCCACCCGTCCGGTCAGAGCCACCAGCTCCAGCGCGTTGAAGATAACGCCTCGGCCCTCGTTGTAGACGATCTGCGTCCCGAACTCCCAACGAACCTTCGCGCCCCAGTGCGAGCCAATCGAATCGCTTGCGTAGCCGATCGTTGACGACTGCGGATCGCCGCACGTCCACTTATCGTAAGCCCAGACCCAGTTGCGCGCGCGGTACTGGCTATAGCCAACGATCCCGGTCGTCAGACAGAACCAAACCGGAGTCCCAACAACCTGGCTCGCAGCCGCGTCGTATACGACCGTCCGGTCTGGAAGGTGGATATATAGGTGCTGATGCGAGCGATCGTTGCGCGACTCGAGTTTTACGCCTTCGAGCTGCGTCTCTGTGTAGCCGAGCAGGATCTCGTCTATTTCCTGAGTCGAGATCTTGGTGGCGGTGCTGTTAGCGCCGAGATAGATGCCAGGCGCCTCATTCTTGCCGCTGCCGAGGAAAGCGACCGTTTCGAGGTACACGCAGCATCCGAACGTGCCGATAGCGCCTTTTTGGATCTGCGCACCATCGATGCGCTGGAAAGGAAAAAACTCACCGCCGATGTTGTCAAATACTTCGATCGTGTGCCGGTTGAGCGCGTAGACCTCGTTGCGCAGCTTCAAAAGCGCAACCACCGGGTCTGGGTCAATCTCGGAAGATCCGTACTTTAACGGATTAACCGCAGTCGGGTCGGTCAGTTCCGTCACCACCAGGCTGGTGCCGTCGGTGGTCATGAAGTAACCATCCACCCAGCACATGTCGAGCACAGGGCCGAGGTCTGGGTCTGTGACCTGCGTCAGTGTCGTTCCGTCCCAGTAGAAAAGGTTGTTCGACGAAACCACCGCCAGCCGGTCGAATGAGTAGTCGAAAGTAACGTAGCCGCTACCACCAACGTCGCCCAAGACAGTGACAGCACCGGCGCTCGATATGCTCACCAGCTTGGTGCCCATCACGCGGTATAGTGTTCCGTTCCACTCAATGCCACCGCGATCAGTGCCGGGTCCGGTGCCATTCGACACCAGACCATCCGCAGGCCGCAGGAAGCCAGACGAGATGCCAGACTCTCGCGGGACAGGAACCAGGTTAACCGGGTAACTGGAGCGCAGGTCGGGCGTGTTGTCGGTGTAGATTCCTTGGATGACGGGGATTTGAGCCATTACAGCCCGCCTTCACCCGTCGCCACGTGCAGCGTCGTGCCGGACGCCGAGATATGCGCCAGGGTAACGTCGCCGTCGCGCTTGCGCACGATGATCTCGGAGCCTGCACGCACCGGCAGGTCGGCAGTCGTGGCAGTCTGCGAACCTTCGCCGATGCGAACGTGGCAGATGTTGGCGCCAGAATTAACCAGTCGCACGGCTTTGTCCTGCGCGTTCAGGGTGATGCTCGCGCTGGTAGCGCCAGGCGTCGTGACTTGGTTAGAGCCTACGCGCTGGCTGAATTGATTGTTTACGCTCATATCAGACCTCTATCGAAAAAAGTTGATGGTCCAAGTAACCCCGGCCCCGAAGATGCTTGCGAGCATCATACCCGCCCAAAGAGAGCCTTTCGAATGATTCGCCAGCGCCAGAAGCTGCTTGATGTCGCGCTGCATGTCGTCAACCTGCGCTTCGAGCGTCTTGACTTGGCCGATGAGCAGGCCGAATTTTACGGGGTCGATTTCGGACATGGGGGGGGTCTCACAAAGTTGCAATTATAAATGCCAAAAGTTCTTCATAGCGCACGCCATAGCGGTCGCCCGCCGGGACAAGCGGGCTGATCAATGTCCCGTCGTCGGCCAAAACTTCCGGGCTTTCTTGCCACTGGTCATAGCAAATGATTCCATATCGCATCGGGTCCAAACCCTCGACCTGAAACGCAGCCATAACTTCCTGCACAATCACGCCGACATGGATTCGCGCGCCGTCGCCCTTTTTCTGCACTGCGTCTTTGAATCTAAACTTTTTTACAAGTCCTTTAATCGCAACAGCTACTCGCCTTTCTGCGTCATCAAGCGCAGAGATATCCTGCTTTTCGCGTTCGTCTGAGGTGTTAATAGTGCCGGTTGCGGCGTAGACCGTGTTCCATCTTTGGCTAGCCGTACCAAGGTTAGGGATTGCATCTGTTTGTGGTCTGAAAGATGACGCTACGGCTTGGAAAGAAGAAACATTGCCAGGCCCAAGATAGATGCCACCGTCGCCGGAGACGATGTTCATAAAGTTGCCAGCGCCGCTATCCGCCCCGATTGTCCAGTCGTTACCAGAGCTTAAAGCGACCGCAGAAAGCACAGTACCTGCTGCGTTTTTGATTCGATAGGCTCGTGTGTTTGGAAGGACGCACGATCCGTCGAATTCATACGCAAGGGTGGCGTCTAAAAGATTAAGCGTCAGCTCTCTGTAGTTTGCGTCTGGCCCATATCGAAGAACATTTACGCTTCCGGCTGATGTTTCGCGCTCAATTAAGTTGTTTGTGTTTCCGCTGTTTACAACGGTCGCACCAGACGCAAACACGTTGGACATATCAAGACGGCAACCAGACGTGCCAGCAGAAAAAGAGAAAGCAATCGCAGAAAATTGATTGCCTACAAAAACCGCGCTGGACAGTCCGACAGTGACGTTTCCAAGAATTCTTGCATTAGATGTTATTCCGCCGTTAACGCCCGCTGGTGACGTGCCAGACTGAATGGTTAGCTTGCCGAATTGGCCGCCTGAAATGACGTGCGATCCGGTATCAGTAAAAAGGATGCCGCCAGAAGATTGCGAAGTGTAAACACCGAAGAGCTGGTGATAAAAAGTCGCTGTCCCGCTGACTCCGATTTCTATGTCATATCCAGAAGCCGTTGCGTCCGTCGTCTGGTATATGTCACACGTGCCAATAATTTGCGTGTGACCGCCGGTTGATTTTACTGCTCTTGCATACGCCCAGCGGCTGCCGCAATTGACCATGCGGAAGTTGTTGCCCGATGCGTTGACGTTGTTGCCTGTAAATGTTGGCGTTGAGGCGTCACCGTAAAACATCAAGCCATTTAGCTCTACCTCAGTCCCTGAGCAGGTAAGAATTACGCCGTTTGCATTCTTTTGCAAAATGACTTTGCCGTTTGCAAAAAGCCGCTGGCCGTTCGTTGATTGCGTAAGTCCAGAGCACTTGTATGTGCCATCTGGGAAAAAAACACCGCTGCCGGTGTTAATTGCCGCCTGAATAGCCCCCGTATCATCAGCCACCCCATTCCCAACCGCCCCGAAGTCTTTAACGCTCACAACGTCGCGTAGCTTCGCCTCAACCGTCCTTGCCACCGCGCCGGTGCCTGCGGGGTTGTATGTGACCTCTGAGGCGTTGTCTGGAAAGTTCAGATTGTCCTGCATGTACTCCTGCAGCAGATTAACCGACATCTTCCTCGCATCACCGCCGCCGGCGTAGTACGTCGGGATCTGGTTGCCGCCTGACACTTCGTCGATTGACGG